GATTACCTGACCCAAACATGTCAGATGAAGAACAAAATGCACATTTTGCAAAACTTGCAGGTGCAAGAGTTGGAGCTATGATAGCTAAAGCTAATGAAAAGAATCCAGAAGGAACCTTTATTACAGAAGAATCATGGTCAAAACTACCAACCACATTACGTTGGAACATATCTAATACCATAATGCAAACAGATAACAAGTCGGATTTTTAGAATGGATGAGCTATTCACCAGAAATGGTGACGATGTTCATCCCTTTAATGAAAGATTTGGGTATAAGTTGGGCTGAAATAAAAGCTACCCCTAGATATGAATTACAGGGCTTAGCTACAGCACTTAGCGAATTCAATGTTCTTCATTCGTATGATGGTTATAATGCTAAAGATATAGACGAAATAGCCAAAGATAAACCTGAAGTGAGAGAGAAGTATAGTCAATACCTTGACAAACGTAGAAAATACGGACTTGAAAAAGTAGCAATTAATTTTGATGCTTTAAAACAATAAAATGGCAACATACGCATACAGAGAACAGGCTTTAATAGAATTAGTAGCCGAAACAAGCGCCGCTCGACGTGAGCTTACTAGTGTAAATAAGATTGGTAAACAGTTTCAGTTAGACCAAATGAAAGCTTCGTTACAAGCTCAGAGTGCAATAGATAAACAAAGTCGTACAACATTTAAAAATTTAGAAGATGATTTAAAAAATGCTAATAAAGTAGCAAAACAAGGTAGAGAAGATGCGTTAGCTGCTTTTTCAGCATCATCTAAAGTAGAACCACCTAAAGGGCTCAAAGGAGATTTTTACGAAGCCCCTGAAATAGCTGGAGAATTCAAAAAAGAACTTCAAGCTATGGAATCCAATATGAATGAATTCCGTAACAGAATGGCTGCTATGGATATAGCTGTTGGACCCGGTAAAACTATAGAAGAAGATATAGGGGCTACAATAGGTTCTGAAGATAAAGATGTTAGAGCTAAAGGTATAGCAAGTCTAAAAGATATGGCTACTATCCAAAAATCAACGATAGAGGATAAGAAAAAAGAAATTGCATTAATACTTCAAAACCGTAAATACTTAGAAGAAGAAAAGCAGAAAAAACAAGATAGTTTAGATGCTTCTAGAGAATCTCGCAAACAACTTCAAGGTCAGATTAAAATACAAGAAAAACTTGTTAAGAAAGTAGATTTAAGGACAAAAGAGGGTAAAAAACAGAAAAAACTTCTTAAAGAAATGAAAGAAGATGAATTTAAGATTTCAAGAACTATCGATACACAAATCAAACAAAGAAATAGATATACTAATTTAGTTAGAGATAGTAAAAAGGGTGAAGCAGAACTTGTAGGTGAAGTAGAAACCTTAACAAGAGAAAACAATGATTTAAATAGAACAAAAGAAAGAGCTATAAATTTAAATAATACTTTAAGCGCTATTGAAGGTAAAAGAATAAAAACAGAAATAGACGCAACTAGAAAGGCTACTAAGGCAAATGCTGAATTAAATAGAAAGAAACAACAACAAAGAGAGTTAGATAAAAATAGAGCTATATTAGCTAAAGAGTTTAATTCACAAGTAGATGCTATGGCTACTTCATTTAAAACTACTTTAGTTACAGCTATAGCAGCTTCTACAGCAGCAACCACAGCCTTTTTCAATAAACTTAATGATGTAAACAGTACGTTTATGGCTTTTGAAGAAGAGTTAATGAACGCTCAATCTATTTTCCAAGCATCTAATGATGTTTTATTTGGTTTATCTGACCAGATTGTTGACTTCGGTAACAAGTATGGTATTTCTACAGAACAAGCATCAGCAGGTTTATATACACTCGCTTCGGCAGGTTTGAATGCACAAGAGTCTATGGAAGTATTACAGAACACTTTGAAGTTATCTATGGCTGTTCAAGGTGACCACGAGACTGTTGCTAAATTAACTACACAGACTATATTTGGTTTTGGTATGGAAATGTCTGATTCTGCTGAATTGACAGATAAATTTGCACATGCTATTAACAAATCTTTGATTGAATACGATGATTTAGCTAGTGCAGTTAAGTTCTCTATGCCTTTCTTCGTGTCAACAGGACAGAGTATAGACCAGTTACTTGGTTCTTTAGAGATATTAACTAACCGTGCTTTAGAAGCAGGTATTGCAGGTCGTGGTTTAAGACAGGCATTGGCTGAATTTGCACAACATGCAGAAGATAACACCGCTGCTTTTGCTAAAATGGGTGTTGAAATTACAAATGCTGATGGTTCTTTTAAGCAATTAACAGAAATAGCTAAAGAATTCCAAGTTGCTATGGGTCCAGCAGCTACTGATGTAGACTTAATGACTACGTTACTTGAAGATTTAAATGTTCGTGGTGCTACAGCTTTTGTTCACTTGGTACAAAACGCTGATGAATTTGAACATGCAGTTAATGATTTATCTAATTCTGCTGGTTCTGCTACAGCTATGGCAGATATACAGCAGATGTCTTTAGCTAGAAGTATAGATGTTATAAAAACATCTTTGAAAACACCATTTTTAATGTCAGATGAGATTGGAAAATCTCAAGGTTTTATGAATGAATATGCTTTAACCTTACATCAAGTAACCGAACAGATGCAAGGTCTTTTCGTTGAGATGAAAGATGGTACAGTTACAGGACTAACACCACTAGGACAAACATTAAAAGACACAGTTATATTTGCTATGCAAGAATTTGGTAGACTATTAGAAGATATAGTTGTTATGACAAAAGATATGACTAAAAATGGCAGAGATTTTACTGGTATGATTACACTAATGACTATGCCTTTACGTTTAGCAGTTAAATTATTAGGACTTATGGGACCTGAAATGTTAGAAGTATTATTACTATTCAAAATGATGAATGGTATTCTACCTATAACTAATGGAATAATAGCATTTAATACCCTAATGATAGAGAAAAATGTAATTGCTCAGATGTTGAATTATAGGGCTTCTATGGCAGCAGTAAAAGCTGGTAAAGCTACTATGCTTTCAAACACTGGTATGGCATTCTCATATAAGGCTTTAGCTACATCACAAGCAGGTGTTACCATAGGTATGCTAGCGTTTGTAGCAGCTATACGTATATTTGCAAAAGATAGTCCTAAGGCAGCAGCTGCGATAGGTATGATAGCTGGTGCTTTATTAGGTTATGCTTTAGCTATGCATGCTGCGAAATCTACAAAATTAGGACCATTAGCTTGGTTTGGTGCTGTAGCCGCAGGAGCAGCATTGGTAGGTGGTTTAGCAGTGTTAATTCAAAAAATGATGGCCCCACCAAAAGTAGAAGAGATTTCATTCGGAGGTGCTGGTACTGGCGCTGGAGGCTCAGCAGATTTTTCACAAGCTATATATGATACTGGTGGACGTATTCCTATGTATGAAACTGGCGGACCTAAAGGTATGGGTCTAGGGTCAAGACATCAAACAGTTATGGTTGAACCCGGCGAAACTATAATACCTAAAACACAAAATATGGTAGGAGCAGGAGGCATAACTTTAAATATGGGCGACGTTAATGTCCAAGATGGTGAAGACTTCGCAGATAGGGTAGCAAGAGCGTTACCTGAAGCTATACGCAGACAAAATGACGCAGGAGGAATATAATGGTAGAATTCTATAAGAAAGAGGCAATAACAACATTTGCAGAACTTAGTAGCACTTTTCCAGATTTATACGACAGTATAGGTGGATTAAATTACGGTAGAACGTTCAAGGTAGACGGAAGCAGTGGAACACAAAATGATTACGGTTTTAGTTCAATAAAGGGTGGACCAAACGAATCTAAAGGATACTTTAGGAGTAAGATAGCAGATAGACCTCCATTTGGTAGTGCTAAATTAAAAAGAATGGATATGTATACTTATGTTGAAGATGTTAAATTCTCAGAAAACTCTTCAATAACACCTAACTTAACACTTTATAAAGTCAAATCTGATTCAGTTCCAGATAGTTTAACTTCAGGAGTAACAAGATTAGAAGCTAATGCTTTCAGGGGATTTGGACACTTATCAGTATTGACAGCCGCTGTAAACTCTTATATATCAGATGAAGAAAAATTTACAGGCACAGACAGTGCTTTCTCTTACTCTAGTCAAGAAAATTTTACATCCATAGGAAGAAAAGTATTTAGAACATCTGGTGGATTATTTTTAGAAGTAGATGACGCTTATCAAAATGGTTATGACGACCCATATTATGGAAAACTTACAAAAAGATACACTAGGAAAAAATTTAGTGTTAAACATACTAGTTTTATGGAAGCTTCTGATACCTTTGGTGAAAGGAGAAAAGTATTAAAGTTAGAAAAAAGAAGTGATGGTAATTGGAAAAACACAGATGGAGACCACAATTGTTATTTTAAACATGATGATATAAAACATTTAATAAAGGGTGCGCACAGAGAAGAAATTGATAGTGACCCTTCTTACAATAATCAAATAACAACTGGTAATACATTTTTCGATGTAGTTAAACATGACAGAGAATTGATGTTCGCTAAAGGTGAGGACGTTACATTAGTAGGAACAGCTATTTCTAGATTTAGTACAGATAGTTTATTAAAAGGCAACGGACAAGCTATGCAAATGTACGCTTATTGGGAAGGAGATTCTGACGATGAAGTAACTACTTCAGAAGGTATAACTAAAGGTTTAAAAGATTTATATGAACCAGCAGTAAACCCTAATAGAACAAATTATGAAGCTACACAGGAAACGTTTGTATCTTATGGACCAGTTCCGTTCCCAGCTCATATGTATCCAAGTCCATTATTGAGTGTACCATTTGTTGGTAAATCTAGTACAGGAACAGATGTCAGTGATAATGAAATCACTAATAATTCTCATGGATTACTACAAGGGACACCCGTTACATTTCCTAATGGATTAGGGAATACTACCTTTGATGCAGACACTTCAACAGGTATAAGTGGTTCTGGTGATGTAGCAGTAGATAGAGGAAGAATTTACTATGTAAGTGAAACAGATAATACAACAAACGCATTTAGAATATCTACAATGGAAAGTGGTAAGGCTGAGGGTAATATTACGTTAACAGGTTCAGATACAAGTGGTAAAACACTTTACTCAGTCAATAATTTGTTTACAGCTGATTATGGCACGTTTAGTAATGGAACCATAGAAATAGATTTGAATCTTCAAAATTTAGAAGCAGCTTTAGCATACACTAGTAATTCTAATGACAATATATCATTAGTAAAAAGAGCTTTTGTTATAACATTAGGTTATTACAAACCTAGCACTGGTGATAATTTAATTGAGTATGTAAACAAACACACACCATTTAGTGCTTTAAGCGATGGTGATAATATAACCAGTAATAATACTGATTACCCATTTTTAGGTTGGTCTTTCTTTAGAACAAAAACATCCGGAGGACACTTCTTAGACGGTACGCATGTAGTAACCAGTGATAATTGGTTATTAGAAAAGGATAGAAAATCATCTGGTACTTTTTATGATATTTATATACCTGATACTACAGGAGCTCAAGCTGCTGATACAGGAGTTCCAACTGGTAGTGGTGCAGGTGTAGTTCCTACTGATTCTTACTTTACTTTTAAGGCTATGATGTCACCTTGTACAGGTGCTTTTGGTGATGATATACATTGGGGATTATTTGACCCTAAAACAGATATGCCATTACCTTTGACCGCAGGTGTTAAAGAACTTGATGATTATGACAATAATGGTACCACACACTTTTTCGGAGCTCACACACGTTTGAATATGTGGTGGCAAGGAAGAACTGGTTGTGACTCTGGTGGAACAGACTTTTGGACACAGACAACTGGTGGTGGTATAGATTATTTTGAAACTGGAACTGCTGGTGCAGGAGGTGGTCCAGACCACGCCAAAGCAATATGGCCTAGATATCTAACATTATGGTTAACTAATTTCCCCAACAGTGGTGCAACAACAAACGATGATGACATGTTAGAAGCTGACGGTGGTGAAGAAAGCATTACCATTTCAAGTTCTTCAGTGAAGGTAAGGAGAGCTACCACTAGTAGTGTATTTGTTGATGGTATTAGATTTAAAGATTTTAACTTTGAACATTCCAATGCTACTGTCCCATCTAGTGGATATAAGACAGGTGAAATAACTATACGTAATGATATATCATCTATAACACACGATTCACTCATGGATTTATACGGCTGGGATAAACCTACATATAACGGTAATACTACGCTATGTATTGGTTCTGATGAGCAAGATGATTTCTTAGATGCTTCTCAAAATCAAGGCATACAATTACACAATTTTAAAACAACAATTAACAATAACACACGTATACCTTTCCACAATGTAAGAGCTAGTTTGACTACTGATTATGATAATGGTAGATTCCCAAGTAGTGGTACTCAATATACTGATGGTATCGCTCAAATTACTGCTGTTGCAGGGGGTGAAAGTTTTTACGGAAATCAAGCACGAAGTTCACATTTAGGAGGAGGTGATGCACACAACGAAACTCATCAATTAAATTACTTACTACAACAAGGTGTTGGAGGTTCGAATGGATTGATATTTGGTGGAGTTGATGAAAATGAAACTTTTACTGGAGGAACAGGTAGTATAGATAATTTTACAAATAAAGGTTATATTTTTAACAAAGGAACTCTAACATCTGCCGCAGATATCTCTGATTCAATAGACAATTCATCAATAAGATTTGTAAGACGTGAATTAATTTACACATCAGCAAGAATATTAAGAGTGGCTGATAAAGCAAAGGGAATATATAAGGTTGATACAACAGAACCTTTACGTCACCATGAAGGTGATGATATGATAGCTTATCTTTACGGTAGTGCATATAGAGGCGAGACTGCTACTGACGTAGGAGATAATGCAACAAATGAAGCTGGAGGAGGTAAATTTACTGTAAATACTTCAGTTAAACTTGTTGAAATACTAGATAGTAAACACATTCAGTTAGAATGGAATGGTAAAAGTAATGCTGGTGATGATATGATTGAAGAAAAACAATTACCATATTTGATGTTATCACCATTAAAGTACTGGATGTTTGCTAATATACAAAATTATGAAGTCATACCAAGAGAAAATACATTAGGTAAATGGTCTATAAAGAATTTAAATGCTAGAAGTTATTCTTCTGCTTCATTGACAACAACTGATACAGGAGTATCTAATCACTATGGTACGTTTGGTATTACTTATAATGAATATTTATATAAAGATGACCCTAGTATTCAAGGAAGTTATGAAAATAATTGGGCACATGATACTGATGATGATGAAAGTATTTTAGACTTAAGAGACTATGGATATGGCGCAGTTACAGAAGAAAATCCAGACGGAGGATATTTATCTAAAACAGTTCCTAAAGTAAATGACTACAATCAATTAAAGATGGAAACTATTTTTAGCGTAGATAGCACTCTAAAAGCAGGAGACCCAATAGATTTTATGCTAACAACTAGCGATAATAAAACTACAGAGGTCATTTTCCATAATAATTTAGCATCTGGTGACGCTCCATCAGGAGGAGTTTCTACAAACCACGATGACAGAGTTCCTTATCTATTAACGGTATTCGAAGATGATATGCCAAGTCCACCTACTTTATCAGTAGAACCTTATGACAAAGACCCTTATCTACCACTCTTCAAGTATGAAGCAGGTGCTGATGATGCATGGTATGGCTTTATTATACTTGATACGAAACCAGTAAACTCACAATACCATGAAGCTATATTACATTTACCATTAAACGACAAAGGAAGTCATGGTAAACATCCTACTACTGTACCTGTTAATAAAGCATTTGCAAATAACACAGATACAGGCACAACAACAAATATAGCTAATATGTCTGATAGTGGACAAGTTCATGACATAGAAGGTTTAGCAGGTAATTGTATGAGATTTGATGGTAATAATGATACAGTTTCATATAATCCATCAAGTGGTAATACTCTTGGACAGCTAGATGCATCAAATGAAGCATCATTAATCATACACTGTATACCTAATGCTGGTATTAGTGGTAATAATAAACTTATAACATCAGAACAATTCGAGGTAGTTATGGCAGAAACAGGAGTAATATCAGCTCACATCTTTAGTGACACTTCTAAATTTGTAACTTTAACATCTCCAGCAGTAACTATAGATGGAGAAACACCTACTAATATTATAGTTACCTTTGATTTAACTCTAAAAAGTGGTAATTGTAAGTTATACATAGATGGAAAGTTAGTTGACCAAAGTGGTTTGATAAGAGCATCTAGTGTTACAATGGGTGCAGGAGATGATTCATGGGTTAAAAATGTAAACTTAGAGTCTGGTACTGATGCATTTAATGTAGGGGCAAGTTCTCTTTCTTTTGACGGTAGAATAGAAGAAGTAGTAGTTTATAAAAAATGTATATACCCTGTTTCTCCAAGTAATGATAGATTTGTTTTAGATAAAAATTTAACAGAGATATCTGACAAATCACCATTAAGTTATTCAGCGAGGTTATTCATGAAAGATTATCATAATATAAGAGGTGGTTCGTCAACAGATGTTGCGACATCACCATCAGTATCATATAGAAAAGCAGGATTCAGGTTGGTGGACTAATGGCAGCACCAGACAATTTTGTATTAAAAGCATACATGACAGAAAGTGACGCTAAAGCAGATACAAATGCTTTACATGTAGAGTCAGGAACAGCGTTTGTTTTGAATGACGAACAAACACTTGCGGATTCTACAAACTTTTTCTCACACACTAAATATTTTTTTAGAATAGAGGCTAATGAGCCTGTGTTAGAATTTTATATAGATTGGGATGACGGTGAAGACAATGACCCAAAGGGTAATGCTAATTATACTTTAATTAAATTTGATAATCCACAATTTGTTGGTATAACATCACATATTTTTATAAGAGATAAGTTTCATTATCCTAAAATAAGAGTTAAATCTGTTGATGGTTTTATGTCTAAATTTTATCAGGCATCTGGAGATACAACATTTACAGGTATAGATGTGTTACAATCTGAAGCATTTGTTGCAGCAGGGCGTAATAATACATATAGGATAGAATCAGATTCTACAAGTTCAGAACGTATACCCGTATTTGCACCTACTCCTAAACCACCTGTTGGTATACTAAAAGCAGATAAGAATAGAGTTTTTGCTGGAGTAAATACTGCTCCACTAATAGATGTGGACGGTGGTGTGACTGCTACCTCACAAACTATAAAATTACGTGGGACACAAGCTATAGAAGCAGCTAGAACTGAAGTTAAAGTTAGAGTTACTTATTATTCAGAAGGAGAAGAAGATGTATCACAAGATTTATCTGCTACTCCTACTACAGGTGACAGAGGAGATATAAGATATACTGATTTAAATATTGGAGGTACTACTACAATAGCAAACGTTTTACATGTTCTCAGAGTAGAATTATTAGACCAGAGAGAAGCGCCTGCTGTTGATACTGCTACATTATTAGGTGCAGGTGAAAAATTATGGATTACAAATAACGCTGCTGTTGCAGAAGCATATCCAGTTATAGCTGAGGTATCTTTAGGTAATCCAATAGTAGAGTTTGATGACCCAAGAACTACTGTTACATTAGACGCAACAGAAAGTATAGTCAGAAACCCAGACCAAAGTATATCAAAATATTACATTAATGACGGTGATAGTGTACATCAAACAGCGTTGGCAGGTTCAGCAGCTGTTACAGAAGCAGTAAGTACAACAAATGTTTCTAATGAATTATCATCTGGTATGAGAAATGTATTTGAGGTTGCAAGTGGTGTAAAACGCACTGCTTACACTTTCCCTCTTTACGGCATGGTTGATGACGATAACCGATGGTTACCAAGACAAATTTTAGCTAGAACACAAGTAGAAGTAGGTAATTCAGCAATTTATCACGCGTCTGATGCTAATTTTGACGCAAAAGCTACTTACAATAAATCATTTATACACCATTGGATAGACGAAGGACAAAGTGATGATTATTCACATTCTAGAGAAAATGTCGGACAATATAGTTGGCCGTCTGATATGGTTTCATCTAACTTCTTTGTATTTAGAGGTCTAGCCGACCCAGATGATTGGACAAATATAGGAGTAGATTCATCACAACTAGCTTTACCTACAGCTAAATCAGCAAATCCTGCTGGTCGTATATTATTTACAAACCATGGTATATCTAGTGATAGAAGAATAGGTTCAACTGCTACAGATGCTATAGACGACGCTGATTCTATCAATAACGGTGTTATGGCTTCAAGACATAAATTTAACAGATTATACTGGGATTGTGGTGAACCTTTTGAAAATGCCGCAGCGGATGCCACTCTTTTTATGCGTAAACCAGATGTAGGTGATAGAGATACAAATACAACATTAGATACTTTACATAAAAATAACGGTACTCAACACACAGGTACTCCTAAGATAAGAGTAGGTTTACTTTATTCAGCTCCTTTGACAGCTGGTTCTATAAACAGGTCTATAACTTTTACTGATTTAGATGTAAGTTCAGGAACTGCTACAGTTACAGCAGCATCTCATGGTTTATCTATTGGTGATGAAGTTTTTATCAGCGGTTCAAACACGAGCTCTTATGATGAATCTGTAGTTGTAAGAACTGTTGCTGATGCAAATACGTTTACTTATTCTACTTTAAGAGGTAACTTTAGTAATATTACAGGAACTATAAAAGGTTGTGCACAATGGAAACCTTTGAAATTCGTTAATAAAACACTTGCAGATATTAAAAATCTAGATACTACAGACGTTGGTTCTTTTACCACGTGGTATACACCGGGTACATGGGAATGGGAAGAACCAGATGACTGGATTAGTATAGACCCTGCACAGATACCTGATAGATTCTGGCCTCACGGTAAATTTGAAGAAGAACATGATTCTTCATCTGGTAGAGTTACATCTTTTACTGCTGATGGAGGAGAAACTACGCAAGTTTTTGATGAAACAGTTAGATGGGATGAACAATATCATAAATACGGTTTATTAATGACTATTGATACTGACGCAGGTACAGGAGGTTCATCGTGGGCTGGTTATGATGATTTATCAATAAACTCAGTTCACATATGTAATGGTCCTGAAAATCAAATTATAGATTTAATAGACCCTATGCATGTATCATTAAATCCAAGAGCTGTAACACAAAGTGTAAGTTATAACCACAAAGGTAAATATCAAATAGTTGAAGATAGAATAGGAAGAGCAGAAATAAGAAAGATAGGTTCAACTGGTGGAACTCTTACCTTTGGAGGTGTAGATATAAGAGATTCAGATGGTACATATACTAGAGATAAATTTAATCAATATCAAAGAGCTGCTACACCAGTATATCTTGACGTAGACCATAAGAGTGGTATTACTTCACGATTCTTTGGAGTCATAACAGATATGTCAGAAGACCATCCTGTTGGAATGCAATTTGCTAAATTTGGATTAACAATGCAGGTATCACATATGATACAATATAATAACACTAGTTCTACAATAGATGGTGTTGAGGCTGGTAGAATGTTTACTAAGAACTTTGTTTCTTTAGGTGGAGATATGATAGATGAGCCGCGATACATATAGTTCTTCTAAATTATTTATAGGAGATAAATTAATACCTGCTTTTACATCAGTTCAATTCACTGAAAATGGTAAAAATCAAGCATCTAGTTTAAATGTTTCTATTCCTGACCCATCTCTCAAATATGCAGCTTTAAATAATAAAGAAATAACTTTTTATTTGAATTATGGTGGCACAGACGCTGTGCCTTTTTTTAGAGGTAGAATAAGACAAGCTAATCCTACAGATAAAGTTATGAATATAGTAGCTTATGATGTTAGAACCTTTCTAACTGGTAAGGAATCTATACCTTTATCATTGACAGATAGTGATAATTTTGATGGACATACGTTAGGTCAGTTTTTACAAGCATATATAGAAAAATTTGTTAACGTAAATGAAACCGTGATTGGTTTAGATATGTTGAATGATACTAATCCTGTTTCTACATTGTCAGGTATTAGAGGTGATAATATGAACGCCTTATCAATTGTAGATAAAAATATGCCTACAAATTCAAGCGACTTAACAGAAATATTGAGTAATCGTTTAATAATTGTTGATGATGGAACTAAGTCTAATATCTGTTTCGTTAAAGAACAATCTTTGAATGACGCTGCTATTAGATTTGGATTTGGAGATGGTGTTAAAAGTTTATCAGTTAAAAAAAGACCAAAACCTAATATATTTACAGCTAAAGTTAACGACACAAATGTTATATATAAACATAACAATTTATCAACTGGTATAGCTGGTGGTAAAATTAAAACAGATAAAGATAAACCTTATAGATATCCTGATGAGGCTGTACAGGCCGCATTTATTCAAGCCACAAAAGCTGAAGAAGATTTAGAAATATCAATAACTACAACAAAAGGGCATTATTTAAATATTGGAAATGTAATTAATTTACAAACTCCAGATTATCCTGAATGTATTGGTAAACACAGAATAGTATCTAAACAAGTAACCTGTTCTACTAAAGATGTAAATTGTATATTACAGTTAACTAAGGAAAAACCTAGACTTAACGAATATCTCTAATAGCTTGTATTTGTTTTATTATATTTGGCTCTGTCAGTATCGCCTAATTTATCGACAGGTACATCAGGATTTACGGTTCTAGCTTTGATAGTACCCTCTTTCATGTCCGTTCCTAGAATAGAATGAACACTGTCTAGAGTACCATCTGCTTTCATACCTGCGTTTCTGCCCATTTTACGGCCTTGACCAGTTATATCTTTTTCAGATGTCACACTTATCTCCTACACATGCAAGCTCTTGTTTACCCTGAGTATTGTCCTCAGTTTCGTAATTTGAGAGTTTGCTATAATCTATTAGGGGGAGCTTCTTTATAAGCCTTTCGTAGGTATGCACGTCTATTTCCTCATATGGAGCCAATTTATACTTTCCGCCATCATATGGTAAGAAAGATACACCATTGATAATATCCCAGTTTTGGTACACCCAATTACCTACTTCAAACCATTCATCTTCTCTGACGTAAACAGTCATACTTGCGTTGTGTTCACACCAGTTATGTTGTAAGTTTTTGTAGTGTTTTAGTTGGTCTAAAGCAGTTACATCTTTACGTGTAATACATCCATCTGGTGATTTTACAGGAAATTCTAAAACATACGTTGTTGCATCCTTTTCTGTCTGACCTACTTCAGGACTAGCCTTTATACCACTATCTTTCATCAAATTAAATAGAGGGTCACGGGCTGCTATTCTATATCTTCTTATGTAATATTCAGAGTATCTTGGATGTACTCCAGATGCTGAATC